CTGCTTGACGAATCGGTGCCGGCCGAAGACCCGTCTCCGCCATCACCACCATTTGATGCCCCGCCGGAATCACCCGAACCGGATCCGCCCGAACCCGACCCGCCAGATCCAGATGGGGCAACAGGGTCCAAATTGACGTTATCGATTACACCGCCAACGCCAGACGTAGGTATTAAATAGCTGCGAGAGTATTTGCTGGTGGTTTTGCCAGATATGGTGTCATCCACCATTTTGTACCAACCACCTCCATTGATATTTAGATCGATTTTGTAGTGAACTGACGAGCCACTAATATCACCTGTTTTGCTATCGGTATGCGTAAGTTGCGGCACATAAACAGTGACTCGAATGTAGTCAACGTTGGCATCCGTGACAGTTTTAACGATTGGGGTAGCCTGATATACCTTTGTCGCTACCGAAACAGTCGATTCGATGTTGCCAGAATCGCCCGACAAAGACCCAATACCTAATTGATTTCCGGCAATATCACCGACCGAATAGGCAAAAGTGGCGTTATCAAAATTCCAATTTCCGTCGGCATTTTGCAATGGCGTCTGGTCAAGATAAACAGACTGAGCCCCGTTTACAAGACCATTAATCGGACCTTCGCACAATGCGTCGAGCAAAAATGCCATTTCCGAAGAACGAAGCGTATCACTTGCCTCGCTTGCGCCGCTTCCGCCAGATCCGCTGCCACCCTTGCCGCCACCACCGTAGCCAATAATCTCGCTCATATCTGGCCTTTGAACGTCGAGCTGTTAGAGGTTGACGTATTCGTCCAATCAACTGCGAGATCGTAAGAATAGAGGCCGGATGATATGACCTGTGAGCCTATCATTACTCGACCGTAAACGATCGGCACACTGTTGCCTTGATTGGTTGTGTTAACTGGTCCATTAAATGAATAGCTTGGCGCATTGCTGGGCTGAGATAGCAATTTGGATATACCGCCCAAAATCAGAGTTGCGCCAAAAGTCAAAGCCATTGCGCCCATACTGGTGGTGGTGAGCGATAAACCTGTCGTGCCAGAACCTGCTAGGAAGGCATCAATAGATTCAAACGACTCAGTCGCAACGATTGAAGCACCGCCAGTCACAAACGCAGCCGCAATTAATGCCACGCCAGCCAAAATAGTAGTTACGCCGTTACCGGCACCAGATTGCAGGGGAACGATGCTGATCGTGCGACTACCGGGCAATTTCAACTCGTCCTTGCTCTTTGCCTCAAACCCGTCGATCAAGATTTTGTAACCAGGCCTATGCTCGACCAATGATTTCTTAAATTCAGGATACAAAGCCGCAAATGCACGAATAGAATCCAGTGGGCCATTAACATCCAGCCGATGAACTCGCCCGAATTTTTTACCGAGGTGTCCGTAGAGTTTGACTGTTTTAAGCATAATTTTTGTGACGTACTATTTTTCTGACCGCACGCTGCCATCCGCCGCCGTAAACGTCACGACTCGAAAGCCTGTTTGTGCAATGTTGAATAATTTGATTGTTTCCGATGTAAACCGCGCCGTGATTGATAACGGGCGATCCAATTTGCATTAGTAAAACGTCATGCTGTTGAATCTTGTCGACTTCGAAAAATCCGGCTTGTTCAAAGTTATCGACGTACATATCCTCGCCACGTAGCCACCATTGACGCTTGCGCCTAAAATTTGGTATCTCAATACCGCATTCGATTCTGAAATAGTCACGAATTAAGGTGTAGCAATCTAATACGCCATGAGCAAATGTGCGTCCAATTAGAGGTGCGCTGTAACCAGTTGGAGACCATTCATAAATGGCCCCAGTGGGTTGATTAACGATCAGCCACGGGACTCCACTCGTTTCGCACGAGACTAAATCGGCCTCGCTTGGCACCGCAGGCATATTGCAATGAGAATGACACAACCGGATAATCTCGCCCGCGTCTTCTGCTCGAGCAAAATCTTCGGCGGCGATCGTGAAGCTAATTTCTTTGGCTTCTGAAACGTTCTTTGCTGGAATGTATCGCTGCTTTCCTTGCTTAATAATCACCAATCCGCAAGACTCGAGCGGATACTCCGACTTCGAGTGCGACTGTATCGCCTCGATAATATGATCTTCCAGTGGAATCATTGCGTAACCAGCCCACAGCCCGGAAAGCCACCAAATGGCAACACGGCAGTATCACCAAATCGTAATTTGCAATCGGTCAACCGTTTACCGCAAACATCACTTGATGCCGAGCTCACCTGATTGCCTGAAATATCAAAATAATTTGTGCCTGTGTAGCCACAATCAGCCCCACGGTAAACCCACGTGCAGCAGTTTTGAATAAATTGCCTTCGTGGAATTTTCACCGAAACCATATCAATTGATGCAGATAGTTCATAGGTCATCGTATTTGCATCTTCATTTGATTTGCGATCCACGTACCAAATTTCTTTTGGCAGTATTTGAGTTGGATCCGCGCTCGGGTTTCCAGAACTAAAATTTACGGAATCCAAAAACCTCGCAAACGTTCGAATTCTTGTTAATTTGCATCCGGCAAAATCACCGTATTGTCTTGCAAGCGCACCCATGTAGCCCCCGACGTTTGAGACAGTTACAGTAGGCCTCGGTAGCGATCCAGTTGCTGATTTTTTAAAGCCCTCGGCTTTGATCGGGAATTGAGAATACGTTACGCCATCAAATACAACGTCGTTTCCAAGGCTGTTAATTCCATTGTGAAAATAAACAATGTCGCCGCCCTGAGTGGTTAAATCAAATTGAAATAGCTCAATAATCGCGGACGGTTCCAGCGATTGAAGCTCAGCGCGAATTGTTGTCATTGCGTCGACTCACTAGTCCAATCATCGGTAGTCAAAACCACGAATACCAGCGATCTTAAAATCCACGCGATCACTGAGAGAATCATGGTTGTGCTCCCTGTTGATCTGGCGCAACATAATTAGGATCCTGTGGCCACGCTGGCGTAACCAATGGGATAAGGTCTTCGACAGTTGCAGCGGCGTTGATCGCGGTCACAGCAGTCTTGGCGGCAGCGCGAACCGAAGCCCGCCAAGTTATCCAAGCAGCAGGAGCCACGTAAGTCGGATCATTGGCTTTGCGACTATCCATGTAGTCTGTCGGTTGAAGGATTGACCATACCGAATTGTTGATTGTGGACACGGCGTTAGCTTTCAGCGTCACCAAGTCTTTAGCCGTTGCTGTGTACGTCCCGTCGCCGTTATCCGTTACCCAGTAATAACGGTCATCAGGACGAGGCTGTTCAGCAATCTCTACGATACCGATGGCTTGCTTTTCTTCTGGCGTAGAAAGGTTTAGCCAATTAGCCGGATACTGGATGTCGTTGTGTGTAAACGCCACCCCTGTCTGTAATGTTTTTCCGTCGAGTTTGAACATGATTGATCCTAGAAAGCTAAAGAATTTTTGAAAGGATTAGAAGCAAAGGCAGCGTAGATGTAAGTACCGCCGGAAGCGTTGACCGTAGATGCGTTTACGATGTTGAATCCGTTTGCCAGTGTGTTAACCGTAGAGGACGTTGCTTCAGCGTTGCTTGAATCGGTCAACAGATAACTTGCGCCAGTATTGTATGTATTCCGAGCCGTATCCCAAACGTACCAATCACTTGTGGAATCAGTGCGTTTAATCAATATATAACGGGGCTGAAACCCTGTGTACACAAAAGGTCCAGATGTACTTCCATTGCCGGTGTAACTACCGAAAGAACTAAATCCAGCAATAGCCGCCCAGGTGTAAGAAACCATTGTGTAGCCACTTGCGCCATTAGAGCTACCAACAGAAAATACAGAAGAAGTTGGCGCAACAGCTACGGAGTTATTTCCAAATACTGAACCTCCATCTGCATTTGCTCCTGATGTTGAATTCAAATAAAAATATTGTCCTGGTGCGCTTGAATGGTATGTCCACCACAAAGTAGACGTAGTATTCCGAGATTTACAAATAATAAAATTAGGAACGACACCTAAACCATGCCCTACCGTACCACCACCATTACCAGTCCATGTTTGAACACTAAACCCAGCGGTAGCGTTTACGCTCACAATTGATGTGATTGATCCGTTGGTGTTGCTTGATGTTGTACCTTTTCCTGCTTGCCATTGCCAAGCTACATAAGCATCGCCTGTTACGTTTATGTTGTAGCTTGATGTTTGGTTAATCGTAAACCCGCTGGTGTTAAAAGCAGTTAAATCGCCTGATGATTCAGCGGATGTTAAATTGCTTGATAACTCATAAGGTGCGCCTCGGTTAGAGTCGTACAAGTTATTGTTATATGCAGTTGTTCTATCTTTAATCCAAACCAAGTCAGGCTGAAATCCTGAAGCATTTGTAATTAAACGACCAGTAGCATTGTTACCGGTGTAGAGCGTAGCATCCATGTACTTATTGCCTTGCAGGATTGTTCCTGTTGGTAGGTTATAAGCGTTGAGGGCTACAAAGCCTGTCGGGGGTGTGTATTGAAAAGGTCTTTGCCCAAAGTTTATGTAACCACTACAACCGCTTTGATTCAAACTGATAAATGGCGCAAACGGTGCAGTGATTGCAATTGAAGTACCGCCAGTATTTACCAGCACGTTGTTCTTGTAGAAATAAATGAGGTTAGCACCGACATCAACAGCAATGCCTATCTGATCGCCAATGGCAAAAGAGGCAACACCTGTGCTTGTCCCGTTGTTAATCAAAGTACCGGTGTCAATATAGGAAACCATATTTGTCCCTATATTGCTCACTAACGCCGCAGTAAACGTGGCAATACCAACAGCCAAATCACCTTGCGAGGAAGCTAGACCAGCCTCCCAATAAAACTTGCCGCTAGACGGGAGTGCTATTGTGGCTCTAGTGGTTTGCCAAAAAATACCTTGATTGCCGGTAATGGTTGAGTTTGCCGCTGAAATTACGGTAGTGCCTACTGTATCAAGGGGATTCAACACAGCGTAATTACCCGCCGCAGCACTCGTCAAAGTCGGTACATCCGTCATAGCGTCGTAAGACACACCTAGGTACGCACTGCCCGTCGCTAGTCCAATGTTGTTGGTAGTCCAGTTGTTACTGTTACCGGACAAGTCATAGCCAAGTGTCGTTGTACTAGCCGTATTGCTAAACGGTAAATAAAACCCGTTAGTACCGTAAGTACCTGAGTACTTAGCAGGTTGCCACACCCCGGTGGTGGCGTTGAATGAACCAAAGGATGTTGGGGTTAGGGCTTGACCGTCAATGAAGTTGACTTCAGCTAAGTAACCGTCAAAATAGTTAGCGGAATTTGCTGATGCTGTTTGATGGGCAATAGCAGTATTGAACACTGTATTAGCTGTTGTGCCTGTTGCTTTTGAAATACTGTTTACATATATAGTTTGTGCTGATCCGTTTTGTACATACACCACATGATACCAACCGGAAGGGTCGGTCCACGCCCCGCTCGTGGTTGCCGCTGTTGTTCCGCTAAGGGTCAATACCAACTGGTTGCTTGAGTTAAACCCAAAATTAGTAGTTGTACTTGCCCCGAACAAATACTGTGTTGTCCCTAACAACCCTCTCTTAACCCAACCTGACCAAGTAAAAACCGTCGAAGATGTCGGTGTTGTAAATGTACGGGTTAAGTTAGCAGACGCACTGGCACGAAACCGTAGTGATTTTTGCAGAGTGTAAGCAGTCGACGGACTGTTGGCTGGAATGATGATCATGCTGTTCCCAGCGAGCGGCCAAGTTCACGCAATTTTGTACCGTCGTACTGAAACGAAATCTTATCTACGGCATTTGCAGCAGTCGATAGTGTGGGTGCGGTGCCGCCTGTGAAAGCAAAGACGCTATTCCAAGACAGTGTGCGCGAGCCTGTAGTATCTTGAATAATATTCAGCGTATAGCAGGCGCCGTCTTGCAAATTCGTTGGTGCCGCCATTGTTCGAGATCCGCCAAGCGTGACTTTTGCAACTTGACCTGTTGCCACGTTCCAGGCGATTGAAGCCGCATCGGTGAGCGTGATTGTTGGCGAATAAGCGTGGAGAAACTTACCCGAGCTTGGCGTTGTTGCGCCCACTGGGCCATCGTGTGCGCCGGTGAGTGGGCCGCTAAATGACGTTGCACTGACTGCACCTGTAAACGCCGCACCTGAAAGTAACGCGTAAGGGGTGAGCGATGAACTGGTGATGTACCCGCTCGGGTTGGCCGAACTGTAGGGTGTGAAGCCGAGTTTTGATATTATTGTTGCTGACGTTTCGTCTCCGGTATTTGGGCCGGATAGTGTTGTAATGCCTAGCTTAGATAGAATTGTCGATGATGTTTCATCGCCCGTATTCGATCCTGAAAGAGTGGAGATTCCAAGAGCCGACTTAACTTGTGTCGACGTGATGGTAGTGAGGTA